GTCACCCTGGCCTCCGTTGCCAAACGCCCCCCACTTTTTTTCGGTGTCAGAGGAGTAGGTCGTTAGGTCGTAGCCGAACTCTTGGTATGGCTTGCGATAGATCACACCCCAGTCTCGCAGCCAGCGAGCGGCAGCCCCGCCATAGCTGCCGTCGCTCCACCCTCCGACCGGGCTGGAGCCGCTGCCGTCTTTGTTCCGGGCCTCGACACGACTGCCGCCAAAGATGCTCTCTGTGGAGGGCATCAACGGAGCCTCTTCCATTTCCCCCAGATCCCACGAGATGCTCTCCGAGCAGTAGACAGCGTGCATGGCACCCCATGCGACACAGGAGCCTATCCCCTGCTTTCCAACGACGAACGGCTTCCCGTAGCGTGACTGGTGAGCCCGATACATAGACCGATAGAGGAACGTGTCGACCTTCGTGTCGTTCTCCATGGCCTCCGGGGCGGCCTGGGCGAAATACCGATCCTCGCCCAGCTCCTCCAAGAATGCCTGAACGCCAGCCGGGTTTGGGGTGTACCCGTAGTTGGTCTCGACGTGGTCGAGCAATCGATGACCGTACCGGACAGCGACGGCCGTCAACATCCCGGCCACGACAAGAATCAGGATCCGCTCGATCCAGGAATCGTCATTGCGTGACATCGGCAGCCGCCTCCGAGATTTCGGCCAGTGCCTTTACCCATGCCGCACGCCTGGCCTCGTCTATCGGCCCGCCCTCGTTGCCGACGGCATCGTCGAGATGCCTGGCAATTGCATCCCGTGCCGCCGGCTGCCTGGCACCGATCGACACGCCACGACATCGCAGCTCACGGGCGGCCTGGCGTAGCGTGTCGATCGCCACGCCGGTCCTCAGATATTGCGTTGGCTGCCGGCCGTCCCAGGCGATCTCGTCTGCCAGCTCTGCCGTCAGGGCCGCCACAGTCGTGGCGTCCTCGGCCGCTGTCGGCCCCTGGAACAGCCCGGCCAGGTCCAGAGGCCCAACTGGGGCAGGCTCGGGTGGCACCGGGCTCGGCCCTGGCATCTGCGGAACATAAAACGACAGGGCAGCCGCCACGAGCAGCCCAGCTGCTGCGATCTGCTGCCATGACAGATTTGGCCTCGGCACTCGTGCAGCGAGCGTCTTGGCCTTAGTGATCATGTTTTTCCCGCCGAACAGCATCGCTGCTGCCGCCAGGAGGAGGAGTGTCGTCATTCGTCTGCCCTCACCATCGGGATGATTTGCTCGACTGCACCGGCTGCGATCGCCAGCACCAGCTGCCTGACGGCTGGCCGGATCACCGACCAGAACGGCCTGGACCAAAACGGCACGGCCAGTCCCGCCACGTTGTCAAAAAGGAACGCAGCCGACTCGATGACTGCCGCTTTCTTGTCAACGCCTGGCGACGAAAGGCTGTCGGCAGCACTGACCGTGATTCGCAGGAGGCCGACCAGCAGCTCTCCGAACTCGCTCCATGTCAGACCGTCAGAGGCCACGACCTTGGCAGTGACCACATAGGCCCTGGTGGCCTCGACGACCGTGAAGAACTGCGATGCTGCCCTGGCTGGTGCCTCAGAGATCATGATTTCACCCCCACGATCAGGATCTCGTAGGTGGCAGTGGCAGTGCCAGTGTTGTTGATGCTGGCCACGGTAAACGGGTTCGGGCTAACCGTTGTCGGGCTGTTCCAGAAAAACGTGCCGCCAGGGCCGATGCCAAACGTGGCGTAGTCACTACCCCACCGGATCGACTCGGTGGCCGATCGGTTCCTCAGGTAGACCAGCCTCGGCGTGAGCGACAGATAACCAGACGCACCCATGACGGTCAGCGGCAGCAGAGTTAGGTCCAGAGGATAGGAGCCATCGACTGCCAGCGTATTGACGTCTCGCCAGTAGGCATTCGCCTGGCCAGTGCCTGTGCCGTTCTCGATCGACAAGGTCTGAAGGAACGTTGTGGCGTCGGTCAGCGATGCCGGCCCGATCGTGTCGACCCACGATGGCACCAGCCGAATCTGCCCGGACATCGAGAATGTCTGTCCCATCAGGAAGGCTCCTGGTCGGTGCCGATGATGTACAGCTCATAGGTGATCGGTGACGCAGTCGGATTGGAAATCCGAAATACCTTATTTGCGTCTGTCACCTCCCAGGCGTCCTGGTAGTTGATCGTCATCCAGTCGCTGGCTGGCCCGATCTCCGCTGCATAGACCGATGTCGGTGATCCTGCACTGACGCCCACGAGTAACCTGCGACCACTGGTCGTCTCCAGATTTCGCACCCGGAAAAACCGGATGCTTGCAAACTGAAACGGCACATCGACGCCGAACGTGGACTGCTCCAGATCGGACAGATCGAGGGCCTCGACCGTGTTGGCCGGGATCGTCCGGGTGTCGGCGTAGACCAGGTCGGCCTCGCCGGCATCCGGGCCGTCGGAAATCTGGTAGGTGTGGACGACCGTCTTGGCGCTGGTGATCGCTCCGACCTCTAGGGCGTCGGTGCGATTCCATAGCATGATCGTCCGAATCGTTGCCGACAGGTTGTCCGATATGCTCTCAGCCACGCAGCACCCCCATGGCTATGGCACGAGCCAGCGTCTCTGGCCGGCATCCGACGGCCGAGGCCGCCGCAGACAGGACGGCAGGGCTGATAGGTTGCCGCCGGGACACGGCAGCCCGCCAGAAACGCTGTGATAGCGTTTCCCTGCGCCGGTCGGTGTTCCACTTTGCCACTGCGATCACGTCAGCCTCCGCACCTCCACGGTATGGAATGCTGGAGCGTGATCGCAGGGGCTATGGCTGCGACACCTCGGCCAGGCAGGCGGCATACCCTGCGATGTCGACAGGGCCATCTGTAGTCGAGCTTGGCCCGTTGTAGCGGGCGATCTTGTCCAAAATCATGATCTGTGCCCAGTCTGCCTCGGTCAGGGGTCGCCGCAGAATGTCAGCAAACGCAGCGTTGATCATGCCGACAGTGCGGGCGAAATGTTTTCGTGGGCCGCCGTATTTTGGCCGGCGATCTCGGATGACGTCGAGCGTCTCCAGTAGCAGCTGCTCTGCCGGCGACGACCTCTCGTCTGGGTCGGCAGCCAGGATGCCGTCGCCACGGTGACGTAGCTCCTGGTCGCCCTGGAGAATCCAGTCCACCGAAACGCTCTGTGGCTCGTCTGCGATCTCTTGCGGGTGGCACTGGCCACCGTCGCAGCATCCGCCGGCCAAGCGTCGTTCGACAGCATCACGCAGCTCGGCGTTTCTCGACTCCAGGGTATCGATAGTCGCTTCCATAACCGTCCTGTCCTCCATGAGATGATGGCAGTCTGCGGCCAGTGAGCCGGCTGTGCCGGTCCATTGACCCATAAAACGATTTTTCCTCTGGCGGATCGCCGCCAGGTTCTCCTCAGTCAACACGTCAGAGCCCTCGCCGGCAGGTCCGAGTCGCAGAAAATGGGCTTGGCCTCTACGACCTCACGTCGCTTGTGATCCACGACGATGAACGACTGGCATGGTGGCTCGTAGGCTGCCTTAATTCGGATGGCGTAGGCGTTGTGGCCGATCAGGCTGCCGTTGGTCACGAACCTGGCAGAACGCAGCCAGGACCACTGGTGGTAGTGGCCACAGACGGTCAGATCAGCAGGCGAGATACGATCCCAGGCTGCGACAGCCTTATTCATCGGGATCGTGATCCCGCCGACACCACCGCCGTATTTCACGGCGTGGCCGTGGTGAAATCGCACCCGGAACCCATCTAGGTCTAGGTTGTTTAAATATCCCTCTCCGACCTGCCAGCGGACGTTTTTGTTTTTTTCTGCCCCTGCCATCGTCAGGTACAGATTCTGTTCAAATGAGTGATCCAGCTCAGTGCCCACCCGTGGATCGCCGACACGACCGTGGTTGCCGCTGTTGGTGACAACGATCACCTCTCTGGCATCGGCAGCCACCATGTCGACGAGGCCACGCAATCGCTCGCCCGCCCACCTCGTGGCTGCCAGTGGTGCCAGCTGGGCCAGCTCCACACAGTCCTCATGGATATGCCCGGTCAGAAAATCTCCTCCGAGCCAGACAACGACACGATCAATGCGTACTAGCTGACGCTGATGATTCAGCAGGGCAGTGAATCGCTCTGCCAACTCTCTAATCCTGCGATCGCAGACCGACAGATCGAATGCGTTCAGGCCGTTGACCGTCTCAGTCCTTACCAGCTCTTCGCAGTGCCAGTCGCTCAGGCCCAGGATCACGGTGGCGTTGCCTCGGGTCCGCTTGGGCTTTGGGGCAGGCATTGCCTTGGCCGGCACGTTGGCCAGGCCAGCGATCGTGTCGGCACGCTCTCGCTCTCTGTCGATCTGCGACAGCGCAACCTTGTATTTCGCACGCAGCCCGGCCAGCTCGCTTCGTAACCTGGCGATCTCTGCGTCGGACTCGATGCGATCTGTGCCAGCCACGTCGGCTGCGATCGCCTTCAATAAGTCGGAATCCGCAACCATGCGATCACCCCCTGCTCTCCGATAGATATTCCGAGCGTCGACAGTTTTGCCGAGATCACCCTGGCGGCTGATTTTTTTCTCGTGCCCAGCAGTCCTGCGTGCCACGCCTCGTGGATGGCCCGAACGGTCGCCTGATGCTCTTCCGGGACACGCACGAACCAGGGCTGGCTGCCCTGCTGGCCCTGTGGGATCGCAGCAGCGATCTCGGCGACGATGTCATTCACGTTCGTCCTCCTTGGTGAATCCCTCGGCGTCCAGGACGCTGGCAGTCAACGTGGCAAACTCCAAAACAGCATCCTCGTGTAGATCCGGCCACCGAGCGTGTACCAGCTCATGTATGAGCGTGTCCAGCAGTTCGACGCCTACGATCCTTGGGTCGATCCTGATGGTCCTCGTTCCGTAGTCGCAGTCTCCACAGCGTCCACGCAGCTTCGCTCGGCGGATCTTCCACCGGGCTCCGTTGATCGTGACCGTCCTGGCGATCTGCCGACGCATCGCTGGGCTCCTGGCCCTAGTGTGCATGAATCGCCCGAAACGCAAATGGCGATTTCGCAGCCATTTTCAGCCGGTTGGGCCAGAATCTGCAGGGGGTGGCGTCCCGATCCCGAGCCGGTAGCCGGCTTGGTTCAGCGCTGCCTGGCGGCCAGCACAGCCGCAGTCTTTCACTCCGACTGCGTTGGCCACGGCCTGGGCACGGTCCTTGGTGATGCCGACAGCGGCAAGGCCGGAGGCGACTATGTCGCCGAGGCCTTGGTGTGGCCGGCAGTTTCTGCGCACTTTACAAGAGTCCATAAAAACATTGCAGTTTGCACACCGGCCACTTTTGTAGACGCAATCGCTCACGAGCACGATCCTAGATCAACCACTGGAAATTCATACGGCGGAAACACGCAGTCTTCGCCAGATGGCGGAAACACATCCTGCTTTTGACCTGAATAAACAAGCGACAAGTTTTGCATTCTTGCGCTACAAGCCCCATTTGGAATAAAAGGTCTGAAAAACGTCGCCGGTAAATCTATTCCCTCAGAAGAAAATTCATACCATGAAAAGGGATTATCGCGGTGGAGTGCTAAATTATTCGTTAACGTCAACTCAAGGCCGTCAGTATGGGGGAGTGATGCGCGTACTGCCATCGTTATGTCCAGAGGAAATCCGCATTCGTTTGCAGGGCAAATTTTCGCGGCAGTGCCGAATATTCGTTGCGTAGACCCTACAGTTCGGGTTGTAGCAAGGCTCAAGGAATCACAAAAGTCGCGTATGAAAAAATCCTGGCTAACTCGTGTTGCACTGCCAGCACCAGAACTGCATTTTCTTATACGGACTGTTCGGCCAAAAGTCGCGTCAAAGGGTGGATGAAATTCGTTAAGGCAGTCATCGGAAGCCCAGCTGTCGCTTTGGAGTTCTTCTAAGGTGGGAGGGCTAGAGCTGTCGTAAAAGGTTTTTTGCCTTAGCACTGAAAACACAAAACCAGCTTGTACAGTTACGTCGCCAATAATGTTCGTGAGAAAAATTACTTCTAAATTAATTCCTGTTTGTTGGTTTGTGTACTCGTATTTTTGCTCTAAAGTATTTGATCCACTAACTGGCAATAATTGGAAAACCCCTTCTGGGAAAGTCCAGGCTATGCCAGTGGCAAATTTTATTTCTGGGCCGGCACTTGGCGACTTGCCAAAAACGACATTTGCATATTGGGAATCGACCCGCACAATTTCTGTTTCTATGTAATCAGGAAGCGAAGGAAGTAAACATTTCTGGCAGCACGGAAGACAATTAAAAAACATTACGGGCACTCCGCAGCAATTAGATACCAATCGCCTCCCGCCTCTTTAGCAATCATTACCCACTTTCCACTTAGCACTGGTGCAAACCTATTTATCGCAGTCTGCGATTCAGCGGGGCTAGAGATCACGCCGCTCGGCCACAACCGAACCTCATGGCTTGCCCCTTTATTCCACGCCGCCACTGTCTTTCCCAGCTTTACGCTTGCCCCACCCGCCCCGGCACCAAACCGAATCAGCGCCCATTTGCCCGTACCGGTGCCGTCCTGCTTCCACAAGATCGCCCCTTGGCCCTCGGTGCCGGTGACCAGCTCGTCGACAGAGTCTCCGACCTTCACGAACTCGTCGTCTTCGTCGTCAATGTCCACCTTGGCCTGGACCACACCGGCCACGGCCACCCGGCCGATAGCGTTGGCTGCAATCGGCTCGACGGCGACCACCCATGACGTGTCGCCGTCTTGTGGTGTTGTTCCCGATAGCACTGGCATTTGCTCAAAGGCCGCTGTTGCCCCCCCAGCCTCGCTCGTAGGCTCGACCTCCATGCCGTCGATTGCCAAGACCCCCCACCGTGGCACAGTTGACCCAGTGGTGTTCTTGGCCAGGCACCATGTATACGGCAGGCTGCCAGACTGCACGCCGGCACCCAGCACGCCACCTCTGGCTCCCAGCACGATATCTGCGGCATCCTGCGCCCGATTCCACGCAGACGCAGACAGTGCAGTCTTGATTGACTGGCCAGCCTCGATGCGACCGTCAGGCCTAGCCATCAGGCGACTCCGATGCCAAGGCCGGCAAATGATGCTCTACGGTATACCTGGTTGACATACACGCCGACCGGCTTTTTTATCAGCGAGCTGTCTGAAACGTCGTCTTCGTATTTAACCCATAGGTAGTCGTGGCCAGCCTTAGATATTCCTGTGATCGCTCCAACGGTCAGGCCAGTGGCGTTTGGGCTGGCAGAAAACTTGTACGACAAATTCCACGGCCCATCGCCCTTATCGCTGTCCCACTGCTGCGATCCTGAACAGCCCAGGAACAGCACCTCGCCAGCGGCGAACCCACGAAAACCCGAGTTGTTGACGGCCCCGGTCAGGCTGTTCACTCCAACGATATAGGCAGACGTCACATACCTCGCCGGCACGTCGTATGTCTCTGTCCATTGCAGCTGCGGGATGATCACGTCGACGCCAGCGACACCATCGCTGGACACGCCTATGGCAGAGTTCATCGCAGGAGTCGTGCCGAACTTCTGCTCTGCCAGCCCCTGCGTGATGTGAGTCGTGCCGCCGGACGTTTCAAATGACCGGCTCCGGTTCAACGGTTGCTGTTGATTGTCAGAGTCAGCACCATTGGACGTGTATGTGACCTCCAACTGCCATGCGTCGTCGCCGAGGTAGTCGAGCGAATAGCTTTCGGCCTGGAGGACGCTTTGCGGCTGATTTGGGTATTGCCAATACAGCCCATACAGCGTCAACGTCGTGTTCACGTCGTCATGGACGACCAGGTCATCCGACGATCCAAATAATTTCCAGCTCTTTTTGTAGCTGGACTGCCCCCGTCGCCCGAGCCTGTGGATTGTGGCGGACCGAGAATTGTTGTCCTCGACCCAGTTCAGCACTGGCATTACGGCTGGACGGCGAGCGCCCCCTCCTCACGGGTGTTCTGCTCGATCTTCCTCATCACTCCCAGTTGCTGCTCGGCAAGGTTGCTGCCAAAACCCATACCTCCGATGGCAGCCGCAGAGAACGTCCCGGCCACCTCAGACTTGCTTGCTGCTGCGTCTTGGCCAGCAGCATTAGCTCCGCTTGCAACCCTACTGCTGGGCGAGGCCCCGCCCATGTTGGCGCTGGATTTGCTGATCCGCTCCTGGGCGTCTGCCAAGGCCGTGTCGATAGCGTCGATCTGGCCAGCCGATATTTTGCCACTGCCAGATAGGGCGTCGAACTCGCCGTAAAAGTCTCGGAGCTGGTCGATGCTTGTCGAGGCCTCGATCCTCTTTAGCAGGTCAGCGGCTTGCTCTGCGTAGGCACGATCTTCCTTCTTGCCCTTTGTCATCCCAGACAGCCGGCCCTCAGCCTGCTGCGTGTCCTGCCGTCGCTGGTCGGCCCGTCGTTTGTTTTCCGCTTCCCTGCCAGCCATCACCTGGTCGGCATTGTCTTGCATCGCCTGCCGGCGATCCCGGGATTCCTTCGTGGCGGCAGCGTTCTCTTTTGCTGCCTGCTCGGTTCTTCCAGCAATACCCGGACGATCCTGCTCTCGTTGCCGTGCCTTTGCGGCCATCTCGGTGTCGACCTTGGCGTTTTCTTTCGCCAAGTCGTAGCCGCTCTTGATGAACGACTGGACCCAATTCCAGCTCTTTTTGACCGCTGCCACCATCGTGTCGAACGCAGCCAGCACGCCGTTGATGATGTTGTCGAACGCGCCTTGCAAATAGGCTCCAAACATATTGAAGCCGTTGGAGACGCCCGTCCACAGTGCATCCCATGTCCCGGCTATGTTGGCTCCCAGCTGCGTGAACGCATTCTGGAACATCGAGATCCAAGGATCGACGGTGCCCATCAGGGCCTCGACGCCCCGGAGCCATCCTGCGTGTAGGCCAGCCCACAGGACATCCATTGCCCCGGATAGGTCGCCTGCTGCTATAGCCTCGTATATGCCGCTGAATGTCGTAGTCGCAGTGCTAGCCAGGTCTCCTAGCACGACCGTGGCATTCCCGACGGCACCCGTGAAAGCCTCGCCGATCACGCCGGCAGCGTCTCCAGCCAGCTGGCCGACACCGGACAGGGCTCCTGTGATCTGGCCGCCAAACTGGTAGGCGATCGCTCCGACCGCTGCGAATGCTGCGCCGATCGCCAGGATCGGTGCCGCTGGTGCTAGCCACGCAGCTGCTACGGCTGCCGCACTGGCGACCGTCGCCGAAACAGCCACGGCCATCGAGGCCAGGTATCCTCCGATGGCTGCCGCAGCGCCGGCCGCAAACGCCGTCAGGCCAGGGAGGCCGCTGGACACCCAAGCGATGGCTATGCCTGTCGCAGATGCCACCGAGGCCGCCAACGCTGCGACCGTCGAGCTGATGTATGTCGAGATCGCAGCGACAGAGCTAGCCACGAACGATGTCGTGGCTGGAAACGCCTGGGCCATCCAGGCCGCAGCGATCGCAGCCGAACTGCGGGCGGTTGCGATCGCTGCCGCCGCAGTCGCCGAGATATAACCGCCGATAGCCGTTGCGGCAGAGGCCGCAAACGTCACGACCGGAGCCACGGCTGTCTTCACCCATGAGATCGCAATCTGTGCAGTGGCCGTCAATGTGCTGGCTATTGCCGTTGCCAGCGATCGGGCGTAATTGGCCACGCTTGTGGCAACACTCCCACCAAAAGCCAGGAATGCCGCCGATGCTTTCGTCAGCTCCGAGACTATTGGCCCAGCGATCGGTGCTGCCAGCCTCGCAATATCGGTAGCGATTGCCGCCCCGAATGATGCGGCCACCTGTGCCCCAGCTACGACAGCCGCAGATCCGGCAGCTATAGCAGATGCCGCAAACGAAGCGAAGGCAGCTCCAGACGTGGCAGCAAACGACGCCAGAGAGGCTCCAGCCGAGACGCCGAACGAGAGCACGGCCCGTGTAGCCAATGCGACTGATCCGGCAGCAACAGTCGCCATGCTCGTTAGCGACGACCCTGCCGCCGTGGCAAACCCAATCACTCCAGGCACGGCCGAAGAAAACGCAGATCCGATGCCTAGCACGGCACTGGCCGCCATCGTGGCTGGCGAGAACAGCAACGCCAGGCCAGTCGCCAGCCCCCCGACCAGTGCAGATGTTGCACTGATGGCCACCCCGGAGGCCAGCAACGCAGCGCCGATTCCGGTAAAGATAGCGACTCCCTTGGCCACCGAGACCACGAGGGCTTCATTATCCTGGACGAATTTGGTCAGGCCGCCAGCGACTGCCGTCAGGCTCTGGAGAAACGATTGCATCGACGGTGCCAGGGCATCGCCGACCGCCAGGGCTACGCCCTCGACGGCAGACATGGTGATCCTCATCGCACCGCCGAGGCCGGCGTCCATCTGCTTGGCCGTCCTGGCAGCCTCTCCGCCGGCATTTTGCAGCTCGGCGGCCAGTTCCCTGACACCGCCGGCAGATTGCGAAAGGACATTCGCCGAGGTAATGCCGAGCAGGCCAAATGCCTTGGCCATTTTTGCCGTTCGCTCGGCCACAGGCATATTCGCTGTGACCGTGTTTATCTCGTCTAGCACCTGGACCAGCGGCTTCAGGTTCCCAGATGCGTCTGTGTTGGTGATGCCAAACAATTTTTGCAGCTCGTCGCCACTGCCGGCAGCAATTACCGACAGACGCCGGAGCGCCGTGCCCGCCTCGCTGCCCTGGATGCCGACATTTCCCAGCACACCGAGAACGGCGACCGTGTCTTCTAGCGACATCCCAAGCGAAGCGGCGACCGGGCCAGCGTATTTCAACGACTCGCCGAGGCCCTCCACCGTGTTAAACGTCGAGTTTGCGGCCTTGGTCAACACGTCTGCCGCACGGGCAGCGTCGGTGGCATCCAGCCCAAACTGACGCAGCGTGGCCGCCATGATGCCGGCAGCAGCAGTGGCGTCTGTTCCGGTAGCTCTGGCCAGGTCGAGGACCGCGCCGGTCATGGCTTCGATCTGGGCCGGCGAGAACCCGGCACGACCCAGCTCGGTCATCAGGTTGGCGACCTGAATGGCAGTGAACGACGTGGTGGCACCAAGCTGGCGAGCCTTGTCGTTTAGCGACTGAAGGGCGGATCCGGTGGCACCAGACACGGCAGCCGTGGCTCTGATGGCGTCGTCAAAGCTGGCGAACTGCCTGGTGGCCAGCCCGAGAGGAGCTGCGATCGCTGCACCCAGTGCCGTCATTCGGCCGCCGAGCTGCGTCATTGACGCACCGATGCGGCCGACGTGCCGGTTTAGGTCGTTCAGCGCCTTGAAGAGCTTCCGAGGATCGGCACCGATCTCGACGAATACCTGACCGCCTCGGACCTTGCTCATGTCGCCACCGTTTGCCAATCAGGTCCGAGTAGTTTTGCAATCTCTTCGGGCGTGGCCTGCCGGGGTTTAGCCTTGGGCGCGAATGGGTTCAGTTTTGCCGGGTCAACGCTGGGCGCAGTCTTTGCCTTGTTGAGGTTGGCTTGCTGGGCGAGGAGGTTGGCTGTGTGCCACCAGTCCATTTCGAGTCGGCTGTTTCGGGCGACGACGAGCCATCGCAGTGTCCATTCGCCTGGATGGACGCCGAGGATTCCTGCTGCCTCGTAGATGACGTGCCAGACAGTCCGAGGCCCTCCACCGTCGCTGCCTCCAGCTCGGCCTCCGCCTTGGCCCGAATCTCGTGGAGCAGCTCGTCCATTTTGGTTGCGAGCAGCCCTATCATCCGGCGGAGGCCCTTCGGGAAAAAATCGACGAGTTCCTCTTCAAGTGCCTTCACGCCTGCTTCAATCGCATCGCCACGCAGGCCCTCAAGGAACTGTTCTTTCGTCAACTTCTTATCGTCTACCTGCTGGCGGCAGATCGCATAGAGAACCTCGCCGATCGTGCCGTAGTTGCTGCGGAGAATCTCCAGCGTCCGGTTGATCCCGGAGACGTCGATGATGTCGAGAGGAACCCGGCGAGACTGTCGGGAAACCGTGCCGTCTGGCTGATCGACGTCGTCGGTCACCTCGATCGTCACCATCGAGCGAACACGCTCGGCAGCAGCCACCGTCAGGGCGACCATCCATGGCCGTCCTTGATCGTCCCGAAACTCTCTCATTGTCTCAGCCCGCTTTTCGTCATGCGGGCCTCCAGGGAAAACGTGACCACGCCATCGACAGACGCTGACTCGTTTACGGCCGTGATCACTGCCGTGAACGCCCAGCCCGCCTGGCCGCCAGAGACGTTGATCTCGTCGCCAGCTATCAGATCGCCCAGCAATCCAGAAACGCCAGAGTCGTCGTTTAGCTCCATCGTCACGACAGCGTCCTGGCCAACGGAGTAAACGTAGGCAGCCCTGGTTCCATATTCCTCGACGTCGATCGTTTTTGCAGTCGAGGAGAACGTGACATTCCTCACGCCCGTAACCTCGCCGCCAAACGAAACCGTGGCGTCTTTCCCCAGGGTGATTGCCATCAGGCCTCCCGTGCTGTGACCGTAAACGTCACGGCACCGTCAACGCCGATATTTTCTGTGACACCCATCAGGATATAGCCTGATGTCGGCGTATTGCTGGCGAGCGCGGAGACCACGCCAGTTGCGTCGTGGCACTCGATCTCCCAGGTTTTCGTGGTGAATCCAGCGGCATAGGCACGATACCCGGCGGTTCCCGTCCCGCCGCCCATGTTGGATCGATTCGTGATATCGATCTGCTCCATCTCCTCCGTATAGGTCGCAGAGATGATGTCTGTGCCGAACGGAGGAGCGGATGCGTCTTTGCCAAACGTGATAGCCATGTTGAATCCTTATTCTGCTGGTGTTGCGCGGCTTGCCGAGACGGTGTATGTCACGATTCCATCGATCGGCTGTGACTCGCCGATGTTGGTCACGATGAACGAGCCGCTGGCGGTGTCGGTTCCGCCCAGCGTAAACGTAGCGCCAAGCTCTACGCCTGGGTCGTCAACGCACTCGACCTCCACGGTCTGCTCGATGACGGCCTTACGAAACTTCCGGCTTGTGTCGCCGAGTTTGGTCACGTCGATCTCTGACGCTGAATTGTTGACGGTGACGGTCCTGGCATTCGATATGCCAGTAATCGTCACATCTTTCCCGAGGGTGACGGCCATGATTTGCTCCAGGAGTGTGCAGACGGCTCAAACCTATGGCCAATCGCATCTCGCCTAGAGGGGGTATGGCTAGGGACCAGACACGAAATCCTTGAAGGCGTTTGGGATTCTGGGCCGCACCTTGTCGAGGCCCTTGGCCATATAACGCCCAGGCTTCACTCTGCCACCTGCCCGCTTGTACTCGCCGGCCTTGGTCCGCTTTCCGGTAGTGGCGTCCCGCCGGACAACGACATAGGCACCGTCACTGACTGGCACCTTTTGGCTAGTTTTCAGCCTCTTGATTTTCCTTTTCGATACATACTGGTACGAAACAGTGCGAGACCCGCCAAACTCCTGGATCTGGTTCAGCCAGACCACTCTTGCCTCGTCCGGTCCGATCACGACCGAGCCTCGCCTATCGTCTCGCTCGTACCTCACGCTGGCACGCAGGAACCCACGGGCGGCTCGGCCTTTCCCGGTCTTCCAGCTGGTGACCCTGCCGGGAGTTGGCGGCCGGAATGACGCCTCCATCACCGGCACGCCGTCCTTTTCTCCGACTCGTCGCCACAAAGGCTTTTTCTTTGGGGCCTTATTCAGGAACTGCTTTTTTGCAGAATCCCTGGTGAACACACCAATGCGGTCCAGGCTCTTATCCCTGCCGGCTGTGTAGCGTTTCTTGACGTGGCCGGCGTTGATCCGGCCTCGGACCTTGGCTGTCATGCGCATGGCTGGCCCTCATGTCCGGTGGACCCGATAGGTCGCCGTGATCACGGCTCGCCAGACGTTTCGCTCCTGAAGAGCCTCATCTGGATTCAGCTCAAATTCGACCGACATCGGGCTGGTGACTCCCGCTGGCCAGTCGACTAGCTCGTCCCAGTCGTGCTGGCGAATAGCGTCCACCAGCTCCTCGGCCAGCTCCTGGGTGTCGTCGGCCAGCTGCTCGGTCGGTGCGTGCCGGCCGATGAATACGACGATCCCGTAGTCGTACTCCCATTGCGTCCGATTGGCCCTGGTCGTCTCGATCGTGGCGGCCATCACCGCAACCCTTGGCTCGTCCATGTCCTCGATGTCGTAGCTGGGCCAGTTTTTCCGCTCGACGGTCGGCGTAGCAGCGTCAAACGTGTAGGCCGCCAGAGACTCTGCCAGAGCGTCTGCGATCAGTGTGGCTGTACTCATACTGACTCCATGGATGCGGCGATCCGCTCGACGTTGGCGACCAGACGCTCGTCGCTAGGGCATAGTGCCACGGCATCCCGTGCCAATCGCAGGGCCTGTGGCCTGTTGCCCAGGTTCCACGCAGCGATCGCTGCGACGTCCAAGGCCTTTTTTCGGGCATCTGGGTCGGTGGCATGGGTAGGCGTGCCGTCGGCCTGCGAGGCCACGAGGCCAAACGCCAAGGCCTCCCGCCACTCCTGACGCTGGTAGTGCATATCAGCCAGGTGCTGCCAGGCATCCGGCTCGCCGGTCGCCTCGGTTGCAGCTCTGTGTAGATGGATGTCGTCTCCGGTTAGCCGGTACATCGCACGCAGGGCATACGATCGCTCTGTCGGCTGGCCGCCAGGCAGGCGAAGGTATTCGGCGAACTGGGCCGCTGCCTCTGGCAGGCCCAGGTAGTCGCACTCCCTGGCCAGATACCATCGCGTCCTGGCGTCGTGCGGTGCCTCTGACGCTGCGACTCTCAACAGCTCCAGGTCGGTGCTATGCCGCTTTCCTTGGTCACGGTGGTGCCAGATTTCCAGGCCGTCTGCCACGGCCTGCCGCCGTTCGCCGTGCCAACAGACGAGCCCTTCGTGGGTCGCAGATGACCAGCGAAATCCAGACCGAGCGTGAACCCTGTCACACAGAAATACGACGCCAGGCGTGCCTCCGGGCTGGTCTTTCCAGCTCCAGACATACCGATACCGGAGGTTGTTTATCCCATTAACCCAGGCCCGCTCGACGGCCTGCCGCCATCCGGGCTGTAGCCGCTCGTCCAGGTCGAGCCTGATGGCCACGTCGACGTCTGTCGGCAGGTGTGCCAGGGATAGATTGTGGGCGTCGTCCCATCTCCACGGGCACACATGGCCGGTGGCCACCTCGACTCCGGCAGATCGCAGCCGCTGCGTCGTAGAGTCTGTGCTGCCGGTGTCTGTCACCAGT